TGACATCGCGGACGAATGATCCGCCCTTGAAGGTGGCCTCAACAACCGAGAGCTCGCCAACGGTGGTGAGGATCGGTGTCACAGTTTCCAAGTAGCAACCAGTCAAAGTGTACTCAGGATTCGAGGCTGACTCGGTTGCGCCGGCAGGGCTGATGACGAGTGTTGATTCGACACCGAACAAGGTATTAAGCATTGTTTCAACTTCGGTCGCGCCGTAGCTCTGGAAAAGTGTGAGCGTGAGCTCATTGCTGAAGAGCCCTGCACAGAAGGTGCGTGAGGTCTGACCGAAGGCTGTGTTCTCAAGCGCTTCTGCCGTGAGGGTCAGGGTCGCTGCCGAGCAGTGATCGGTGAGCGTCATCGCCGAAGGGCTTGTGACGGTGACGGTGGGGTTGCTGAGGTAGGTGACTGTTGCCATTGTTTTGTCCTTTATACGCGGCTGGTGCCGATTCTTATTGTGAGGTCGTAAGCAGGTAGATCTTGCGATCCGATCTGAGCGACTGTAGGTCGTCCAGATACAACTGCGAGAGAGGAGTTCATGATTTGATCAACGACTCCGAGTATGTAGTCCGTAGTGTCTTGGTTGCCGGGTGGCGCGCCCAGGACTCGGAGATCAATCGTGATGTCCGCTGTCTGGTTATTGAACGCACTGAAAGTAGGAAGCTCAATGAATACAGTGAGAGGTCGAGCGTTCCGAGGGTCAGTGACCGGCACAAGGCCGAGAGCTGTGATCGTCGCTGAGACAGCGCTGATCGAGTCTGTGAAGATGCCTGCCATCTCATGCCACTTGCGATCTCTTGATACCGAGCAACTGGTTAATCCGACCCATTGAAGCGACGGGTGCTGAGATGTTCATGTCTTGGAAACTTGAGAACGAGTCAATGCTTCCGCGCTCGCGATACAGGCTCGCAGCCATTAACACCACTCCAGCCTTAACTGCAGCATCAGGGACGCTGGTCAGTGAATCATGGTAGCCGGCCTGCACTCTGCGTTTAAATGACCATGCATTACTGGCATTAACTGATGAGGTCATGAATAATGTGTCATTGGCAGTCGCTCCGCTAATGCCGAGAAACTCGGTGAGATCGCTAACTGTGATCCATGTGCAGGTCTGAGTCCAGACGAGCGAGCCGACTGGATCAGCTGCAGATCGTGGGAGGTCGTCGCCGACATCTTGAAAGAGTAACTGGTTCGGAATGATGACATCCGAGTCGTAGAGATAGTCCCCTTCTTCATCAATGCCGATGAACAAGTAGGTCGGAACTGCGAAGACAATATGCGCGCCGTTGAGGTTATGTCCGAGGCCTGACAGTGTGATCGTTTGACCGATCGCAATGTCAGTGTTCTCGAGAGTCTGAACGACGGCAACATCTGACAGACGCTGGTGGTGCGTGACTGTGTATGTTGCCATCGTTCGTTCCCTCTACTCGTCTAGTCGGTTCAGGCTCGCTTGACGAACTTCGTCGCGTCAATCATTACGGAGGAAAAGTACCCTCTGAACTTTATGACTCGACCGAGCGCGCCGTCTGCAAGTTCAACACTGACGGCGCCGCGCTGCTGCTCCCAACACTCGAAGCCAGTGCTGTCACCGACATAGAGGTTCTTTCCGCCTGCAGCGACCAAGTTGCGGTCAACTACGAGCGACAAGCCGAAAGCGTTGCCGTTAAAGGTTGAGGCTGATGCGCCGGTGCCGACTGCGTTCTGTGGGCCGACATTCGGGAACAACGGACGACCAGCATCGTCCACAAGTGCGCCGAGCGACGCGTAATACGCGGGCGACATCACGAGCACATTCGGCAAGTTGCCGTTTGAGTTGGTCAAGATTTGCTCTGCTGAGTTGTAGATGAACGAGACCCAATCGGCAGGTGTTGATCCTGAGGTCAATGCTTCAGTCTGGGTGACTCCTGCTTCAAATGTTGCACAAGCTGCAACATCGGTGGCATTGGCGTAGATGCGTGCCATGTCATCAATCAATGCACCGAGAACTTCGGGCGAGGTGAAGTCCATTGATTCTTCGGACAGGTTTACATATCCGCCGTAGAGGGCCTTCGTGATCTGGATGTCGTCCACGACAAAAGTTCCTTGATCAAGTGCGACGAGTTCGCCGTTACTTGCGCCAATCGTGGTGTGTGTGGTGACCTTCGGACGGATGAACACCTTGCCCGATGCGGGCATTTGGCGGACTCCCATTGCAGTGATCAATGGGCGGTAGTTAGGCACGAACGAGTTATAAATTGGCGAGATGATCGGAACTGGCAGGATGCCTGGTGTGTCGGTTGAGGTGACATTCGGTGCAGCTGCAACGATGCGCTGGTTGAACTCAGCGAACTCAGATCCGCCTGCAGCGAACTTGATCATGTATTCCGCAATAGTGGGAAGCTTGAACTCGCGCTTCGGTGCTGCGTACTGGATGGGTGAAGTAGGAACTGCTGCTTCGATTGCTTCTGACATTTCATCCTCCTCGGATGGTTGGGTTGGGGTTGGTGTTTCTTCTTCTTCGTCGGGTGCTTCCTCTTCGGGTGAAGAGGCAGCGACTGAATAGACTTGTGCATCGGCGTATGCCGGTGTCGTGACGACCGAGAGTTCAACGAACTTAGCCTCAGAGACCTCTAGCGTCCCGTCTGCGAGGCGCTTGAACTTAGTAGGCACTGCGCCAACGGAGACCGAATCTAGAGCGCCATCGGCGAGCAGTGCGAGAGCGTCATCAGCTGCACGAGTGGCGCTCAGCTTGGCGACGAACATCATGCCCTCGGCAGTGGATACTCGTTCGGTGACGCGTCCGATGACTCGAGTCTCGTCGTGATATTCAAGAAGCTTTGGCATTGGGCCATCTTCGGGAAGTGAGCCTTCAAGGAATACGACCGATTCTCCACCGGAGAGAGTCGCCTTGACATTCCAGGGGACAGCGAGTCCAGTGATCTGGCGTGATGGTTCGCCATCGGCGGATGCGTCAAGTGTGATCTGTTGAGCGGTAAGTCGAATCATGAAGCGGTCTCCTGGGGTGTGCGCGATGAGGCTGGTTCTTCAACACTGATCTCGGTGCGATTCATCTCGACATCTTCTATCAGATCTTCGGTGTCAAACTCCACAAACCTGTTACGCGGAAGGATGTCTATTCCGCTGAGGGTCTCTTGGATACAGTCCATGTAGAGCTTGGCTCCCAGCAGATAGAGATCTTGCTTGGCCTGAGTGGCATTGGAATAATTGTAGCCAGAAATGCCTATGCCCAGTAAGTAGGCGGGGACACCGATTGCCCTGCTGAGCTCAAGTGCGCTGAAGTTTCGCGCTTCCACGAGCTGAAGTTTGCTGGGGTCGGTGTCAAATTGTTCGTACTTGACAGCACTGTTCAAGGCTCCGACAGCGTTGACGCGTCGAGCGTTTGACCATGCTGCAGCGAGCTCACCAAGTGACTCTGCGTCAAGTGGTTCTGAGCTGTCGGTCTGTTGTAAGTATCCAGCGACGATCTCATTGGAGGCGAAGCGTTCAGCTGATCGGTCAAGTTTGATGGCGGTCTCTAGGACTCGGCGACCTGTCCAGAGGAACCCTTGAACGGGTGCGAGGAACTGGATGACATCGGATGTCGGAACGGCGATCCCGTTAAATGTGATGCTGTTGGATTTTCCGAAGAACTGTGGCCCTGGTTGATCCAAGGTGTCAACCATTTCGCAGGGCATCCACTGGAAGGACAGCGGACGACCAGTGGCAGACGAGCGTGAGGTGACATACCAGAACGCGCGACCGCGCATCATGAGATCCATGCAAGTGTTCGACATGATGAAGTTGCGCGTCAGAGTCGGATCGGGAGTGTCCATCCAGGACTCAGTCTCAAGGTAAAGCTTCTCGTACTCAGATCCAGTCCATTGTGTCGTGTAGTGGCGGAGGGGAAGTGAGCCCACAAGCGAGATGATCATCTGTGTCGCTCGTGAAACTGTCGGAACGGACAGAGCCAATTCGGAAGCGGCCCCGACGGTGTAACTCCAAAATTGACCCAGCCCGCTCTGAGAGGCGCTACCTGCTGCAGCTTGAAGCGGTGCGTGTGCGAACGCGGGGGTCGCGTCTTGCTTCTTACTTCCGAAGAGTGCCATCGCTTGCGAGTCTCTCAAACTTGCAAGCGTGTGTCCACTAGGGTCAGCCGAAAGCCATCTGAGGTTTCGCTGATACTCTCGGTCGTGATGTGAGCATGATTCCCCACACTGAACATCGGGCGAGCTCTATCGGCCCGGGACTCTTCTGCGAGCTCAGCACGATCGCTCCGCCAGTCTTGACTGCTACCGCTCGAGCGAAATGTTCCGAGAGTGCAAGATCGCCAGTGTGGCGGACGCGATCCTCAACGATCATCGCACGAGCTGCACCTGTCCACTTGATGAGTTCCGCATAGCCGACGATCGTCATCCTTCGGCGAAGGTCTGGAGGGCAGTGAATCTCCAGCGATGGAGTACACGCGAGCTTGACTGACGCGTCCGACATTCGAGTCACGACTTCGGCCCACATCTGCTGGGCGGACTCCACAACAAACTCGGTCGTCACGATCACGCGCGTCCCGTCGTACGCGCAACCGATCCCGACATAGCGTGACTCGTCAACCGATGAGTCAATGACGAGCCACTGGATCGGAGGCATCGGATCCACGCTCTTGCGATCGTTCCACAAGTTAATCGGGAGGTACGAGTTAGTTGAATCTACCCACAGATTCAAGTGGCCTCGGATGAACGCTTGACGATTCGGCGAGTCAAACGCAAGCTCTAGCGCCTTCATCGTGATCGTTGTCCCGAGCGCAGGATTCGCCCAGCCCCAATAGCGCCGATCCTCCAAACTCACTCCGGGCGGAAGTGACCATTCCGCAAAGTACAAAGATCCAGTTCGGCCCGAGTCAATCGCTGCCATCCCCTGCTCTCGAAGCTGTAGAAGCACTGTGCTCCCTTGGTCGCCGGCGGTAGAGAACATCATCATCATCGGATTCTTGACTGCGATCTGTGAAGGCCGTAACGCAGTAAATACAACCTCAGGACTGATGTCCCAGAGCTCGTCCACGAGAAGATGCGTTGCTGTCATGCCGTGAGCGTGAGCCGAAGCAGCGACTACCGAGATACTGCTTCCGTCTGGGAAGTTGATCCGCTCGTCACCGTTCTGCCATCTGACCTTCATCTCAAACTTGTCCTCAAGGTCGCGCACGACATCACGGAAGAGGGCCATGCTTCGACGCTTCTGGTTGGCAACGATCACGATCGTCTGAGGCTCCATTCGATGCGCTGCGTACTCGGTCGCAAAGAACCCAGCGCACGCTCTCATCACCAAGCTCTTCCCACACTGACGCGCTGTGGACACACACGCTTCACGAAAGATGAAGTCACCGTTCTCGTCCACAGTAAGAGCATCATTCACGATCCGCTTCTGCCACTCCATGAGATCAATGTTGAGCACTCGCTTCGCCCACAAGGTGAGGGCAGGGCCGAAACTCTCGCCGGCTGGAACGGGCGTGACCAGTCTCGGCTCGATCCTGCCCGATGTTGGAATATCCGACTCCGATCCGCTTAGTCCCTGCTGGTTCTGACTGGTTGAGGGGATTTCCGAGT